TCTTGATGACATGGTCAACAGAGAAAACATCACTACCAGAGAACAGATTGATAAAGTGATTAACTTTTACAAAGACTCTCTTGATTTGGTTGATGTTTCTGCTTCTGGACAAAAGGAAGTTATTGTCATTGGCACGACTTGGCACATGAGCGATTTGTATTCTTGGATACAAGACCCAGAAACAAACATTCTTCAGGATTTCGAGGTTCTTAGGATGCCAGCTTATACTGGTGAATGGGAAAAAGGAGAGCTTCTGTTTCCAACTAGGTTAAACTGGAAAACTTTAGCAGAGTTAAAAAGACAGCAGGGGACATCACATTTCAGTGCACAGTATATGCTAGACCCAGTTCCTCTTGAAGATGCTGTTTTCAAAGCGGACTTTAAGTATTACGATGAAACAGACATTAATGGTTTGCAGTTAAACAACTTTGTGTTAGTTGACCCTGCTTTGTCTGAGAGAAAAGAAGCTGATTATTCTGCTATGGTCTGTGTTGGCGTAGATAAAAACAATGATTGGTATGTTAGAGATTTGTGGCGTGATAAGGTAAAGCCGAAAAGGCTTCTTGACCAAATGTTCTATTGGAACGATAAGTGGAAGCCGATAACAATGGCACTGGAGACAACTGCTTTCCAAAAAGTGCTTCAGTATTTTGCTTACGAGGAAATGAAAAGAAGAAACAAGATTATTCCGATTACGGAGTTGAAACACACTGACAGAAGCAAAGATGAAAGGATTAGGGGATTAGAGCCAAGATACGAAATGGGTTCTGTTTTCCACAGTAAAACACTTCAATACAACGATTATCTGGAAGATGAATTGAGAAGATTTCCCAGGGGAAAGAATGATGATTTGATTGATGCTCTGGCAAGCGGACTGGAAGTTTCTTTTCCACCAAAAGTGAAAGAAAGAAGAGAGAATAAGTGGAGAGCAGGTGGTTATCCTGCCTAGGGTTTATAATGATGTTATACTAGAAATACAGTGATAGATTTTAGAGACAACAAAAAAGCTAAAATAAACCTCATTTACAAGCCTCCTGATGCAATCAAGGGAGTTAGAAAACAGATTTACAAACGCTTCTCCGAGATGAAGGATGGCAGGGGAGCTTATGAAGAAAATTGGGATAAGTGGGAAAAACAATACGAAGGATGGCGGCCAACAAAAAGTGCTGACGACTGGCAGTCGAATATAACCCCTCCTTTCACGACAGCAATCGTTGAACGGGCACTGGCAGAGATTGTTGACCAGACCATCCAGCCCAAAATCGTGGCTCGTGGTCCAGAAGATAAACCCAAGGCTCAAGTTCTCACCTATATCAAAGATTATACTTGGGAGATAGGTGATGGAGACTTGGAACTTTATGCTTCGCTCAAACAAGCTATGGTTTTGGGAAAGACTATTTGGCAGGAAGATTACTGGGAAGACAAACGGGAAGTAAAAGTTCTCAAGAAGTTCGATTTGGAAAAAGGAATTGAGACTTATACAAAAAAGGATATTCACGATTTCAACGATGTTTATGGAGAGTGCGTTAATCTGAGAAACTTCTACATTGACCCGATGGCGAGAACAATCAATAGGGGTCGGTTTAAGGCTAACGACTGTGTCAGAAGATACATAATGAACATTGATACTCTCAGAGAAACATTCCAAGGTCCGATTTGGAATCCTCTTGATGCGGTTAAGTATGTCCAAGCTGGCGGAGATTTGAATTACTACCAGTTTTACAATCCTCCAGAGGGAATTGACAAAGACAATGAAGTGGAAGTTATTTTCTACTGGGGAAGAAGACCAGACAAACTGATTATTCTTGCTAATGATGTTGTTCTTAGAAACGGACCTAATCCCTACAACCACAAACAGCTTCCTTTTTCTGAGGGTTCTGATGTGCCGAGAATTGATAAATTCTATGCTCGTGGTGAACCAGAACTTCTCCAATCAATCCAAGATGAATTGACGACTTTGAGAAGAATGAGAATTGATAGACAGCACATGGACATCTGGAAAATGTTCTTAGTTTCAAACAGAGAAACTTTGGATGAAGATGAAGCGATTGTTGCTCCATCAAGGTTTCTTCATGTTGACGACCCAAGGAATTCGATTGTTCCTCTCGAATACAGGGACATCAATCCTTCTGCTTACAAAGAGGAAGAAGCTCTTAGGAGAGATGGCAGGGAAGTAACAGGCGTGGAATCTCCCCAACCAGCAGGAACGGCTACTGAAGCAGCAATTTTTAAAGAGAGTACGATGAAATCACTTCAGATGAAGATTTGGCTTCTATCCCGTGAGCTTTTAACTGGCATTATCAGATTAAGAGTGCCAAACATTGTTCAGTTTTATACGACTCCTAGAGTAGAAAAGGTAGTTGGTAAGCAGAGAATGGCAAAATACAGAACTATCAGAACTACTGATATGGCTTTGGAGTTTACGAGAGAAGGCGGATTGGTAGAAAAGAAAAAGAAAGGTGAGCATTTCTTTGAGGTTAGTCCAGAAATAATAACTCCTATTTATGGTGGATTTGATTACAAGCTTTCGGCAGAACCAACATTCCCGATTTCCAAGCCTTTGATGCAGCAGAAAGTAAACGAGTTGATGCAGCACCCAATTCTGGCAGGAGCAGTAGAAACTGGTCATTATGATTTAGGAAAACTGGCAGATGTGATGTTGGAAATAAACGACTTTGACCCAGAGGAATTTAAACTGATTGAGGAAGAAGCACCATTGATTGACCAAACTCAATTATTGGAATTGGCTAACAGGGAAAACGAGATGATAGCTAAAGGACAGAGAGTTCCGCCAACGGCTTACTCAAACAGAGCTCACACTGATATTCATTTGGCTTTTATGGACTCGGATAATTTTAGAAAAACTTTAAGTGAAAATCAGGAAATTCTTTCAAATATGATTTATCATGTGATGGGAGAAGGAAAGGCTCAGGAACTCAGAGGACAGGCTGAGTCAGAATTAGGTAGACCACCAAGAGGGGTTGCAGGGGCAGCTGCAGCTCCTCCAGGTGGAGTTCCTCAAGGAATTGAAGGTGGAGAAGCGAAGGCGGCAATGCCAGGCAGAATGTTAGGTCAAGAAACACCATCAGTAATCTAATGGCTAGAGTAGTTAAAAAATTTATACCAGAAGCACCAAAAACAACTTCAGGGCTTTGGAAAGGTTCTACAAATGTTGAAGGGACAATTAGGCAAATTCTCTGCGAACCAGAAAGTCCAGATACAATCTACAACATTGGCATTAAAGACGAAGATGATATGGTTCTTTATGCACGCTACGATGTTACGGGAATTCTTCCTTACGAAAATTTAAGTATAATTATGTTTCCTGGAGAAAAGAGTATTGTTATCGAAGATGCTTCGAAAGATGAGATGTTTAGAATTAAAATAATCTACCAACTATGAGTGTAATACACGATAATGCTGGCAATGCGATTACTGAGTTTCCTGAAGAAGATGGAAAACGGGTAATGCCAACTTCTGCTTACCACAAAGTTTGGGATGAAACTGCTGGTGAGTGGATAAAAGTTCAGGGAAATCCTGATACTGGAGCAATAAAAATGGAGTTGGTTCAATCTGCTAATAACATTTCTATTACTGATGCTGGTGATTATTATACAAGCACAGAAGTAGAAACAGCACTTCAAGAAATCGGAGCAGGAACTACTTTAGACGCTCGGTATCTTCTTGAAAGTAATAATCTTTCTGATTTAGCCAATGTTGCTACTGCCAGAACAAATTTAGGTGTTTATTCTACTTCAGAAGTTAATTCTGTGATTGATATTGATATTGCTACTCATGCTGCTTTAGCGAGTGTTCATCATGCTAGATACACCGATGCTGAGGCGGTAGCAGCAGTAGCTTTGGATGATTCTTATGTAAAAAATACTGGCGATACAATGACAGGTAACCTCACTATGCCCGCCGAGTCATTTGTCGGCCCTTCTTCTACTACTGGAATTTATTTCAAAGACGGCAACGTCGGCATCGGGACGACGGGTCCAGGAGCAAGGTTAAGTATTCAGACCTCGGGAACAACAGACATTTTGAATCTAATCGAAACTGGAGGGGCG